GCAGCAATGCGATCAAGATCGTGCCGGTGATCGGCGGCGCTGGTGGCGGCGTGGGGCAGATCCTTGCTGGTGTTGCCCTAGTCGCTGCAGCGATCTTCATTCCCGGCCTTGGTCTTGGCCTTGCTGGTGCCACCGTCACCAAGATCGGTCTGCTCGGCGGGGCGCTGATCCTCGGCGGCATCTCGCAGGCGCTGACACCAACGCCAACGCTGGCTGCCTCGAGCACCTACAGCGGACCGCAGGGCACCACGAACACCGAGATGGATCCGCAGAAGTCATACAGCTTCAGCGGGATTCAGAACACCAGCCGGGCAGGTGTGCCCCTGCCCCTAGCGTTCGGTGAAGTGATCTGCGGCTCCGTGGTGATCTCGGCCGGTATCGACACAGTGCAGATAGAAGCATGAGCGAACTGATCCGTGGTGCAGGTGGTGGCGGAGGCGGAGGCGGAGGGACAACCGTTGTCCAGCAGACCGTTGTCGCGCCAACTCGGACGCCAGTTCGTGATCCCGACACGCTGGCCTCGAAGCAATATGCGACGTTCGTTGATCTGCTCAGTGAAGGCGAGATCGAAGGCTTCCCATCGGCTGCGGCTTACACGCGGGGCACTGATGACTACAACCGGGCACTTCTTAAGGATGTATTCCTGAACGGCACGCAGATCCTGCGCCAGGGCGCTGATGCGACCAATCCGCAATCTGCCGACTACAACTTCCAGAACGTCACCCTGCAGGCTCGCTACGGCACGCAGGCGCAGACCTACATCCCCGGCTTCTCCGATATTGAGAGAGAAAGCAGCGTGCAGGTGAAGGTCGAGCAGGCCACACCGATCACGCGCACGATCACCGACACCACCGTTGACGCTGTGCGAGTCACCATCACGGTGCCGCGGCTTGAGCAATACACCAATGAAGGTGATGTGCGTGGCACCAGCGTCAACCTGCAGATCCGAGTGCAATACAACGGCGGCGGTTACACCACCGTGATCGACGACACGATCGCAGGCCGCACTGCTGATCAATATCAGAAGGACTACAAGATCAGCTTCACCGGCTCCTTCCCGGTTGATGTGCGCGTGGTGCGCATCACGGCCGACAGCCTCGACACCAACCTGCTCAACGACTTCTACTGGTCGAGCTACACCGAGATCACTGAGCAGAAGCTGAAATATCCCAACAGCGCCCTAGTCGCGATGCGCCTGGATGCTGAGCAGTTCAGCAGCATCCCCAGCCGCACCTATCGCGTCCGCGGGATGAAGGTGCAGATCCCGAGCAATGGCACGGTGAATCAGACCACTGGCGCCATCAGCTATGCCGGCGCATGGGATGGCACCTTCGGCGCTGCGGCCTGGACTTCAGATCCAGCCTGGATCCTCTACGCACTGCTCACGAATACCCGCTGGGGACTAGGCGATCACATCACCGCCAGCCAGCTCGACAAGTTCGCCTTCTATTCCGCCAGTCAATACGCCTCGACCAGCGTCGACGATGGCTTCGGCGGCACCGAGCCGCGCTTCTCCTGCAATGCCCTAATCCAGAACCAGGAGGAGGCTTACAAGCTGATCAACGATCTGTGCTCCGTGATGCGGGTGATGCCGTACTGGAGCACTGGCAGCCTGACCATCAGCCAAGACAAGCCGACCGATGCCAGCTACCTATTCACGCTGGCCAATGTCAGTGCTGATGGCTTCACCTACACCGGCTCGGATCTGAAGACCAGGCACACGGTCGCGATCATCAGCTACCTCGATCTCGAGACGCAGGACATTGCCTATGAGGTGGTGGAAGACAAGGAAGCCATCGCGAAGTATGGCGTGATCACCACCAACATCAAAGCATTCGCCTGCACCAGCCGCGGCCAAGCTGCCCGCCTCGGTGAGTGGCTGCTCTATACCGAGCAGTACGAAACTGAGGTGGTCTCCTTCAAGACCTCCGTCGATGCCGGTGTGCTGGTGCGGCCAGGCCAGGTGATCGAGATCGCCGATCCGGTGAAGGCTGGAGTGCGGCGTGGTGGCCGGATAGCAGCAGCAACCACCACGGTGATCACAGTCGACGACACCGCCGAGACTGATCTGGTCACCACTGGCAGCGCGACGCTATCGGTGATCCTGCCTGATGGCACCGTCGAGACCAAGGCGATCAGCAGCATCGCTGGCGCGAACATCACCGTCGCCTCGGCGTTCAGCACTGCACCGAACGCAAACAGCATCTGGGTGCTGAGCAACAGCAACGTCGAGACCAGCACTTGGCGCGTGCTGACGATCAGCGAGATCGATCGCGTTCAGTACGAAGTCACCGCGATCGCGTACAACGCCAGCAAATACAACTATGTCGAACGTGGCTTCAAGCTGCAGACGCGCGACATTACGCAGCTCAACGAACCACGGCCGGCACCGATCAACCTCTCGGCTAGCGAGACGATCTACGAAAGCAATGGCCAGGTGCGCGTGAAGCTCATCGTGAGCTGGAGCGCAGTGGTCGGCGTGTCTGAGTATCAGGTGCAATGGCGCGCCGTGAATGGCAACTGGACGACGGTCAGCGTGCCGCGCACTGATTACGAGATCCTCGACACCACTGCGCAGACCTACGAGATCAGGGTCTACAGCCTCAACGGTGCGCGCACACCCAGCACCTCGCCAGCATCGCTGAGCTTTGCTGCAGTCGGCAAGACGGCAGTGCCGGGCAACGTGCAGAACCTCACCTTCGAGGCGATCAGCGCCAACTCCGGCCGCCTGCGGTGGAATCCGACCGTTGATCTCGACGTGAAGATCGGTGGTCGGGTCCACATCCGGCACAGCAACCTGACCGATGGCACCGCCACCTGGGCGAACAGCGTCGACCTGGTGGAGGCCAAGGCCGGTAGCGCCACCGAGGCGATTATCCCGCTAGTGGAAGGCGAGGTGCTGGTCAAGTTCGAGGACGATGGCGGCCGCCAATCAGCAACCGAGACCAGCGTGATCGTGGACCTGCCCGACACACTGGGCAACCTGCTGGTGCAATCACGCCGCGAAGATGCCGACACGCCGCCCTTCCAAGGCAGCAAGACCACGGTGTTCTACAGCGAGGAGTACGACGCGCTGACGCTGGATGGCACAGGCACGATCGATAGCATCACCGACTTCGATGCGATCACGGCCTTCGATATCCTCGGCGATGTATCCAGCAGCGGCACCTATCAGTTCAACAGCACGCTGGATCTGGGTTCTGCCTACAGCCTCGACCTAAAGCGCTTCTTCGTCACGCGCGCCTACTTCCCATCGGACCTGATCGATAGCCGCACCGGAGAGGTGGATAGCTGGGATGATTGGGATGGCACCGCCGCGGCTGGCGTCAATGCCAAGCTCTACCTGCGCAGCACCAGCGACAACCCCAGCGGCACCCCCACATGGTCAAGCTGGCAGGAGTTTGTGAACGGAACCTTTAAGGGGCGCGGCTTCCAGTTCAAGGCTGAGCTAACCAGCGAGGACATTGCGCAGAACATCCTGATCGATGAGCTGGGCTATGAGGCCACCTTCCAGCGGCGGCAGGAGCAGAGCGTAGGCAGCATCGCTAGCGGAGCTGGTGCCAAGGCGGTCACGTTCGACAAGCCGTTCTTTACTGGCACCGCTGCCCTGGGTGGCGTCAACAGCAGCCTCCCGAGCGTAGGTATAACTGCTCAGAACCTAGCCACCGGCGACTACTTTGTGGTCACTGGCGTCAGTGGCACCGGCTTCACGGTCACATTCAGGAACAGTGCTGGCACCGCCGTCGACCGGAACTTCGCATGGTCCGCTGTCGGATATGGCAAGGCGGCCTAAATCCTGCAAGAATCTAGGCATTGCCTGGAAGTCTGATGGCTCAGCACGACTATGTGATCGCTAACGGTACTGGCGCTGCCGTCCGTTCCGATATCAACAATGGCCTCGCAGCAATCGTTAGCAACAACAGCGGCGCAACTGCTCCATCGACCACCTACGCCTATCAGTGGTGGGCGGACACCAGCACCAACCTGCTGAAGCTGCGCAATGGTGCGAACAGCTCCTTCATCACAGTTGGCGATCTGACTGCTACCAACCTCGGCCTCGCGGCGCTGGCCAGTCCGACGTTCACCGGCACGGTCACCATCCCGACCGCAACGATCTCCACTGGTGCTGGTATCCCGCTTGCCAGTGCAGCCAGCCCGGCCATCTACTTCACCGGCGACACCAACACCGGCATCTACAGCCCCGGCG